GACCGGTCCTTACGGGAACTGGTACGGTTTCTGCTGCTGCGGATGGTACTGCTGGGTCTCCTGGCATTGCGTTTGCAAATGACCTTAATACTGGTATCTACCGACCTGGGTCTGACCAACTTGCGGTTGCTACGGCAGGCGTTGGAAGGTTGTTTGTTGATGCGAGTGGGAATGTTGGCGTTGGCACCAGCAGCCCTGCCACAAAATTAGAAGTTGCTGGTGGCACAACGCTGGCAGCTCGATTTACTATTACCGGAAACAACAATCCGTCTGGAGATGGTTTAGTTGCCACTTTTAGTGCGGGAGGGGCAGGAGATCCAGCAACAACCAAAGGAAGCTACATTGAAATTGGCGCCTCGTCCGTTGGTAATGTTTTTCTTGGGTGCGATGGCGGATACCCCGGCAACATTCGACTTAAAACAACTTTTCCCACTGTCAGAGATTTAGTTTATATTGACCCTATTGGCGATATTGCTCTGCTGCCTGCGGGCAATGAAAAAGTTCGCATTACCTCCGCCGGCAACGTAGGCTTGGGGACTAGCAGCCCTCAGCAGTTACTCCACGTACACAATTCGAGCGCGGCCGATGCTCGAATCAAGATTTCTAACGGTACCACTGGATCTGGCCAATACGACGGCTTTGAACTTAGTTGCGGAAGCACTGGCCTAGCCGGAATTATTCAGTGGGAACAGCAGCCAATTTATTTCTACACAAATAACGGAAGTGCGGTAGATCCGCGACTTGCAATAACCGCTGCAGGCAACGTAGGGATTGGCACTACTGCGCCTGCGACTGCGCTACAAGTCGTAGGAACAGCAAGATTTGGTAATGGTATTGGTGGCAGTGTTTCCCTTACTTCTGATTCAAACACAAGTTATTACGACTCCCTGAATAATGCTGCTACCGGATGGCAACCGGGAGTGTTTCGGGGTACAGAACTGCAATTCCACACCAATTCTTCTGGCACGCCATCGCCAAAGGCAACCATCGACAGCTCCGGCCGCCTGCTAGTTGGCACGTCTTCTGCCTCTGGCAATAACACACTCTTTGAATCATCTAGCACGACGGCCAACTCTGCAAACATTGCGCTTGTAAAGCGTAATTCAGGCACTGCAGATCAAGCTGGGCAACAGCTTCACTTCTATAACTTTGGTCCCGGAGGGACAGCAAGAGCTGCAGGCACTGAGGTCGGCAACATTCGTTTCTTTGGCAGTCAGCCAACGTCTGGTTCCGCTCAAGAGATGGCCAACATCCAATGCGTTGCGGATGTTCTGCAAACAGGAGGCAGTACACAGGGTCGCTTGGTGTTTTCCACCAGTGATGCTGCGACGGCTCCTCCGACGGAGAGGATGAGGATTACGAGTGGTGGTGCAGTGGCTATAGGCACGACTTCTCCAGAGACAAGTTACATGCTTACGGTCGCTGGTGATGCGCCCGGCGCTGGAGCAGGCGGAATAGCAGCAAAAGCTGATGGACTTGGTGATGCCAACTTCTTTTCAAGTTCAACTTCAGTTGGATACCATTTCTATGGAATAGGTGCATCTTCAAATGTTTTTTATGTTGAAAACGATGGCGATGTTCGCAATACCAATAACAGCTACGGAGCGGTATCAGACTTAAAGCTCAAGCAAGATCTAGACGATGCAAGCTCGCAATGGGAAGACATAAAAGCTGTTCGCGTTAGAAAGTTTAGATTCAAGTCAAATTCCGACGGCAATTTGCACATTGGGGTTATTGCCCAAGAGTTAGAACTAGTATCACCTGGATTGGTTGATGAAACCATTGACCGCGATGCTGAAGGCGAGGACCTCGGCACCGTCACCAAAAGCGTCAAATACTCTGTGCTTTACATGAAGGCAGTCAAGGCGCTTCAAGAAGCAATGGAGCGCATCGAAACCCTCGAAGCCAAAGTCGCAGCCCTTGAGGCCGCGTAGTCCTACTCACTACTGATCCGTACTAAACTTACACACTCACCCACTAACCATGTCCACCACCGTTTTCACCTGGCACATCGCTCAACTGGAGCGCGAGACCGCTGACGGCTACGTCTTCACGGCTCACTACACCATCGATGCCAACGATGGCACCTACACCGCAGGGGCCTATGGCAGTCTCGGCTTCGAGCGCCCCGAAGAAGATCTGATTCCCTTCGCTGACCTGACCGAAGAGATCGTCATCGGCTGGGTCAAAGAAAAGTTTGGCGAAGAAAAGGTTGCCGAAATCGAGGCCGCCCTTCAAGCCCAGCTGGACGAGCAGCGCCAACCCACAAGGGCCTCCGGGCTTCCCTGGTCTAATTGATGAGGGACTCGTCTTATGGCCGCTCGTGCAACCGAAGAGCAATTTAACGAACTCCACCAACTTGTTACGGACGAGCTGATCTCCAGAATCAAGAGTGGAACTGCTACCACCCAGGATCTTAAGGCTGCTGCCGACTGGTTGTCAAAGAATAACATCACGGGGCTTGCTGTAACGGGCAGCCCCCTTTCGATGCTGTTTGAATCACTTGAATTGGAGATGGAGGATGTCGAACAGGCCATCAGATGAGGACCACAACCAAGAAACCATCCGCAACCTCATTGCTGCTGCGGCCCTTGGGCTGTTCAGTTGGCATATTTTGACCCTCCACAACATTGCCAAGTCTGTTGATGTGCTTGTTAATCGAGCAGATGCCGCCAATCAACGCTTGGAGCGCCTAGAAACCTTTGTATTTATCAACGATGGCGCCAAAAAAGAGTAAATCCGCCCAATACTACGCTGAAAACCCAAAGGCAGCTGCCAAAAAGGCTGCCTATCAGCGCAAACTTAACAAAAAACCCACCGTTAAGAATGCTTCGGAAGAGCGGTGGACCGAACGGAGACGACGTGGCATTGCCGGAAGGGGCGGCCACGACCTTTCTCACACCAAAGATGGCCGTATGGTTCTTGAATCGCCATCCAAAAACCGCGCCCGTAACGGCCACAACGGCAAAGGTACCAAAAAATGAACAAAGGAAACGCCAAGCCCCCTGGTCTCTACGCTAACATCAACAAGCGTCGCAAGGCCGGAACCAGTCGTCCAAAAAGCAAGAGCACGGTGTCTCCAAAGGCATACAGTGCGATGAAAGCAGGGTTCCCCAAGAAGAAGTAAACCACCGTAGTAGGCCTCATGCCTCTCAAAGATCCTTCTGAATACCTCTACTTCCTAAAGGCCATGACCGCAGCCGAAGCAAAGCGCATGTGGAGGACCGCCATCAAAGAACACTGGAACAACCAATGTGTTTATTGTGGCTCGTCTGAGAACTTGACGCTCGATCATGTCCATCCAAAGGCTCATGGAGGCCACGACACCACCCACAATGTCGTGCCCGCCTGCATCAACTGTAACCAATCGAAGGGCTCTAATCATTGGTTAAGTTGGTGGATTGGGCAGGAGTCCTTTGATGCCTCCAACTTTTCTAAGGTCCTGTCTTGGACCACAACCTGATTAACTAAGCAAACATCGCTACTTATCATCATGGCAACTCTTCCTGCTGGCGGTTCCGCCTACGGCTCCATTTCCTCCGCCCCCGGTCAAATCGATCAGCACCAGCTTAACAAAACCATTCAAGCATCTGCCACCACCGTTGCTCTGAATGCCACCGTGTCTGCTGCTACCACTGCTGTGCGTACCGTCCGTAAGGCCGATCGTGTTCCTAGCTCCAACAGCGGAGACAAGACTGGGCGCGTTCGTCGCGTCTAAGAACAACATCTTAAAACGGAGCACCTATCATCATGGCACCAAAGAAAGCAACCAAACAGACTCGCGTTCAGGCCAAGGCGAGTCAAAGCAATAAAGTCCTGACGGGCCCCAAAGGCTCTAAGCCTCAATCCACGACCAACAAGCAGCTCGTCCGTCAAGGCGACAAGACCACCACGACTGGTCCTAAAAGGGGTGGCGTGATGAGCAAGACCAGTAGGCCCTCAAAGCCCGTTGGCACTGGTAGTGGGGGACTGAGTAAGCCCGTTGGTGGCACCACGCCTCGCGCTCTTCCTCCTGCTGGTGGAACCAGTGGTCGTGTTGCGGCTACATCCTCTCGTCGCAGTGCGGCGGAAGCCAAGATCCAACGCGCTGCCCAAGGGACGCGTAGCAACGTTCTGCGTAGCCGTGGTCCAGCGGCTGCTCAGGCAGCTCCTGCTAAGGCACCTCAGGCGCCCAAACCTTCTATGCGTAGCCGTGTTGGTGGGGCCGTTAGGAGCGCTGCTGACCGTGCTGGCGCTCAAAGCAGTGCCGTGCGTTCGGCCACTCGTGCTGCTCAAAACGCCCCACAGGCCATCCGTAGGGCTGCTGCTGGTGCCGCCAATCGTGCTGGCGCCCAGGCAGGCCCTAGTGGTCGTAATCTGATGCGTACCATCAGCAAAGGTGTAAGTGGAGGAATGACTGCTAGGGCTATGCTTTCAGGCATCGGCAAAGGCAGCATTCCGGCAATGGTAGCCAAGGAAGCCCTGACTGCTCGCAATACGGCAAACGGCACCCTTTCCGCAGCAATCGCAAGGGGTGACTATCGTCCTTCTCGCTTTACCAATGCTCGTGCTGCTGCGTTCAAGAAGGCAGCCGCCATCAAGGGAAGTCCCGTTCTTGGCGCTGGAAAGGCGAAGACCGCAGGCTCCAGCAGCAAGGCTAAGGCATCCAGTTCGGGTGGTTCGAAAATGAGCACAGCCCAAAGCTTCGACTCGTCCTTTGCTGCCGCTCGTAAGGCTGGAAAGTCCACCTTCACCTGGCGTGGCAAGAAGTACAACACGAAACTCCGTGGTGAGTGATCGTGGCCAAAAAGAGCGTCAGCCTTTCTTTGGGTCGTGGTGAAAAGTCCCGCAAGGGTGGCCTCACCGCCAAAGGCCGAGCCAAATACAATGCTGCTACGGGGTCTAACTTAAAGGCCCCTCAGCCGCAGGGTGGTCCCCGCAAACGGTCCTTCTGTGCTCGCATGAGTGGCAATCCAGGGCCCATGAAAAAGAACGGAAAGCCTACCCGCAAAGCCCTTGCTCTTAAACGTTGGAAGTGTGGTTGATCATGCCCCTAGCTCGTGGATCTTCAAAGAAGACCGTTTCCAAAAACATCAGTAAGATGGTAAAGGAAGGTCGTCCTCAAAAACAGGCGATTGCCATTGCTCTTAGTAAGGCAGGCAAGAGCCGTAAACGTAAATAAGCCTCATCGGGGGTTCTACGGTCCTGTAGGGCCCCTCAACACCTTTTCTGGTATATTCTATCATGACCGATAAAACGGCAGCCTTAGAGGACCGTCTGAAGGCCAGTTTTCCATTGTTCCTGACTCTTGTATGGAAGTCGCTCGACCTGCCTCGTCCAACAAGAGCACAGATTGCCATTGCTAGGTACCTTCAGAATGGTCCGAAGCGTCTCCAGATCCAGGCATTTCGGGGACTAGGTAAGTCGTGGATTGCTGCTGCCTTTACTTTGTGGATCCTGTTTAAGGACCGCGACAAAAAGATTATGGTTGTATCTGCCAGTAAACAACGAGCAGACGACTTCACAATCTTTTGTCAGAAGTGTCTTATTGAAATTGCTTGGCTCAATCACCTCACCCCACAGGACGACGACCAACGGTGGAGCCGGGTGTCCTTTGACGTTCGTGGGTGTAGACCAGCACAAAGCCCTTCTGTAAAGAGTGTCGGCATCACCGGACAACTTACCGGCTCTCGCGCTGACCTGATCATCTTTGATGACGTGGAAGTGCCAAGTAACTCTGCCACTGACCTGATGAGAGAAAAGCTGCTCCAGTTGGTGACGGAGGGTGAGTCCGTTCTTACACCTAAAGAAGACAGCCGCATCGTATTTTTGGGGACTCCACAGACAACTTTTACGGTTTACCGTACCTTGAGAGAGCGGAACTACAAACCCTTTGTGTGGCCCGCTAGGTATCCAAGGTCGATGGTCGGATACGAAGACATCCTTGCCGAGGACCTTCAAAAGGACATCGATGAGGAAGGACTGGACAAGCTGTCTTGGAAGCCAACAGATACTCGCTTCTCGGAGATTAACCTGCTTGAACGGGAACAGAGTATGAGTCGGAGCAACTTCATGCTTCAGTTCATGCTTGACACGTCCCTTTCGGATGCCCTTAAATTCCCTCTAAAGCTATCGGACTTTTCGGTTCTGGCTTTGGACCCAGCTCGTGGACCGTCGGATCTGGTGTGGGGGGCCGACAAAGAAACCCTATTGGATCTGCCTGCTGTGGCCCTTCCTGGGGACCGTTGGCATCGACCCAAGGCAACCGGTGAGTTCGTTTCTTGGACCGATACGATTACGGCTGTGGACCCCTCAGGCCGAGGAAAGGACGAGACCGTTTCCATGATCCTATCACAGATCAACGGTTTTATTTACATCCGAGACATCTATGCTACCCAGGATGGCTACTCCGACACGACCCTTAGAGAGATCCTGCGCCGCTCAAAGCAGTTCGGGTCCAAGACGTGTCTGATCGAATC